ATTGGCAAACAAAATGTCACCAATTTGACCCGCTGCTGCAAGAACCTTTACCTTAGTAATCTTAATGAAGACACGGGATCGTTCTGAATCCCTAAGTTGGTCTGGATTTTGACTATCAGACAACCCTCGATAGTTTTTGTACGCCTTTAGCCATCGCTGCTCATCAGAGTAACGGCCATCCTCTGCCCTTTGAAACTTTGCACGGATATGCCCCACAAGCCCACTAAAGGAACTTGATGCAGGGCCATCTTCCATGCGTACATCAATGGCTTCGTCGGTATCTGTATCGAGAAATCCCATATTAAACTACAGAGACTTAGTAGTCTCGCTCATCCGCCATTTTGAAAATACCAGAGTCACTCATTTTACCACTAACGCTTGGCGCTGACTCAATACCGTTGCCAAAAGCAGCACTCGTAAAAGGGTTAAGCTTTTCCCGCTTGGCTGGGCCATCAGGGGTTTCATTCATATAGCCTTGCACTGGACCCATCGGGATCGTAAAGGTTCCTGTTGATTTTAGTAGCTGTTTCATTGCGCTGTTCCTTGTGTTTGTTGTTGTGGCATTAAGTTTTTCATTTGTTCTTGTAAAGTAGGTTGTTCTGGTTGTTTTTTTAGATTAAGTCCCATAATGTTTTCAGTGCGTTGTAAATCTTCTTCGTACATTTTAGCGCCCTGAATCATTGGTTCTTTTCTTTCGGCTACTATTTTGCGTAATTCTTCCGGGCTTTTAGGAGGATATTCTGCTATAGATAGCCGTTCTTCAGCCGTAGGATCACCTCCTTCATATGATTTTACTAAGCCCTTTATTTGTGATGTTGGCATAGTATCCCAACTGGAACCAGTGGGACTAGCATCAGCAACATTAGTTACTACGTCCGCAATAGCCCCAGCAGGACCAAGTGCGTAAAGAAAAAGTTTTTTAGTTCCCTGCCCACGAAAAGTTTTAAGAAGTGTTGAAATGTATCCGGGTTTTTCTTCTGCTACTTTAAAAGGTGTTTCTGCAATTCTTTCGCCGGTTTCTTTTAAAGTGCGGTCTATATTTCTAGTTACTGCTTGTTCTGCGTTCCTTCTTCTTTCATCTCTTAACTCTTGAACTGACATTTTTGGAGAGTCTGCCTCTAACTCCGGTTCAAGTGCTTCAGGAGCGGGAAGAAGTCCTCTTTCTTGAAGTTCAGGTGTTACAGTTCTTTCAAACTCTGATCCTTTTACTTTGGTTAATGCTTCTGCTAAGTCTTTTTTTGTTTGGTTTTCTAGTGCAATTGCTTTTGTTACTCGTCCAGCCTTAGTTGATGGTTCCACTAGTTTTTTTTGTTTAACCTCTGGAGGAGATAAAGTTGATTCCAAATCAGGAAGAACACGGTCTAACACTTCAAGTATTTGTTTTTTTATGTCAATATCTGGATTCAGATTATCTTTAACTGTTTTAATAATCTTGTCCATGAAAGGAGTAAATTTGTAGTTATCAATAGACTTGCCCCTACCAGCTTTTAGTGGGTTGTTTTTTGTAAGGTTAAGTTGCTCAAATGCTTCAACAAAACTAACCATATTTGCGCCTTTTGTGCCTTCATACCCAGTAGAAAGTCCAATTTTTTCTTTGGCTTCTTTTGGTAAAAGACCAAACTGATCAATAATTCCCGGTGCAATTACTCTAGTTGGTTTAATGTCGTCTATGCCTTCAAAGTCAGTAACGTAAGCTTCAATAATTCTAGCAAGAATTTCTTTAAACAATATCCTTTGGTTTTTATTAAATTGAACTGGGCCTGTTATATCTTTAGCCATACCTAGTACCCAAACACAATATCACGAGGTGCAGGGGCAGTATCCTTGACCCTGTGCGCCCATGAATCGTAGTTAATGTTATTGATCTGTCGTGTCATACACATATACCTTAGAGCATCGTATGCGTGATCTTCTGCTTTTGTATCGACATCCTCGCTGTTTGTGCGAGAAAGCGGAAGAGAAGGAAGGGTACGAATTAAATTGCCACAAGTAGAGAAGATACGAAGGTGTGGCTCTTCTGTATCCTTATCAAACTGTAGCCGCTTATGAATCTGAAGCTTTCCGGCCATCCTATCTGAGTTAGAAGGCATCCAACGTATGCCCCGCTCAATCATTGTCTGAGCTACAGAAGGTGCCCCTGCTACTCTGTTCCAGCAGGATTTGTCAAGGACTGAGGTGTACATTGGAGGGTCGAACGCTTCTGCCTCATGTATCGAATCGGCCAAGTCATCAGCCGTAAGGCGAGTTGAATACAGTTCACGATAAATCCATATGTTTCCATCGTGATCCACAGCGCCCCAAAGTACACAAGAGGGGCTACTAAAACCATAGTCAGCAGCACGAAAGCGGGGCCATCCACTAGGTATCTCAAACGGGTCGCATACATGTCGGTATCTATTAAATTCCGAAAACGCCGCGCCTTCTGCAACATCCCAATCTCCATCAAGTAATCTACGTCGTTCTACCTCTGGGAGCGAAAGAAGCATCGCTTCATATTCACCAGAAGCCATAAGGTATGGGTTGTCGGTTAGCCTTGCCGGAATAAACTTCCGGTAAAACAGAGGCTGACCGGCTTTCTTGTGATTTGGCGGGTAAAGCAGCGGTTCGCCAGAATCAATGTCAGCAGCAGGAAATGGTCTGTTTGGTTCATTCCGATCAATGAACATCTTCTTGATCCACCAACCACCAACACCACCGGGGTTAGCAGAGGCTCTCATGTACGTTTCAATGGATAGGTCTGTTGTACGGAGCCTAGAACGAAGATAATCCCACACATAGGGTGTAGGATAGTGGCCTAGCTCATCGACACCAATCCATGAGAACGCCTGTCCTTGGTATCGTGTTACGTCTTGGTCCCTATCAACGTAGGACATTAGAAGTGTGGCCCCACTCGGAAAGACCCAAAGGTTCTTACTTTCGCGGAAGTGTGCCCGTGGGAAGGCTTTGGGGTAGAGCTTCTTGGACTGATCGATCAGTTCTGCAAGCTCGCCCAAAGTCCTACGTAGTAGTAGGCCCCGGAAGTTACCATTATCTGCATAGCGTAGGGGATCAACTAGCAGAGCGTAACTCTTGCCACCACCGGCAGCGCCCCCGTACATAACTTCTTTTTCGGGTGCAGCTAGAAACTCGGTCTGTGGGCCGGGATTAGGCGAAAAGATTAACTCTCTGTCGCCTTGTTCAAGGGCTTCCTGTACGTCTTTAGGTATAGAAGCTAGAAAGTCCGTATCTGTTACACCACCATTCTCTAACAGATCAATTGTCTTGGTGTGGGTTTTCTTCTTCTTTTCTGCGTTATCTTTGACTTTTTGAGCGGCAAGCTTTTTCTTTTCTGCTTCGCGAAGTCGCCGCTTCGCTAGTCTCTTAGCTTTTTCAACACTGCTAACGTTGTAGGCTCCCTTTTCACCGGGAGCTAACTTAGGCCGTGCCATCGGTAGTTTGTGGTGTTACGTCTAGCATTGGTTTCTTACCCGGTAACAGCACAATTCCGTGCCTTATATCGCCTGTTATTTCCATTTGCTGGCGTTTTGTAATACCAACCCTATCAAGCACATCTCCAGCAGCTTTATAGCGCAGTTCTAGGCGATTAACGGGTACATCAATGTTATTGCCAAGATTCATAGTATCTACAATGTTCTGTGCCGCTTCTACGGCAGCGCCGTTTAACATTAAACGTGTACGCTCTTGTATTTCCTCTTTTAGAGAAGACAGAACATCTCTGCGGCTGTTTGGACTGTAGCCAGCCTCTGCCATTGCCGCTGGGATGTCACCTCGGTTAGAAAACAAGACACTCAGGAAAGTCTCCTGTTTCTCTGTCAAGTTCTTTTTTAGTAAACCTTGGCTCATAAGTGTTATTTTAACTTTTTACTGTAGGTATATGATTTGACCTCTATAGAAAGAGGCTTCTTGCCGTCCTACTAAGTCTGCTGACGAGAAAACAATAGAATGTATTTCTGCTTCAACCTCATTCTCCCAGAATCTTAGGAAAGTAGAGAACTCAGGGTATTCTGGGGCAATATCATACTTTTGAATAATGAACTCTTGCAACAATGCAGGGAAATCTGGAAATCTGTAGAAGATATGCGCTGTTGTCAAGGTATAATCAGGTATTCTACTTACGGAACTCACTGTAAAATTTCCAATTTGTGCTGTTATTTGGGGAAATACTGAGTGTGCGTAAGCAGAAATACTAGTACATATATTATATACTAGTATAACGCTGTGGGGAGTTTTGTCAAGTAAAAAATAACATAAATGCAACAAAACTAAAAAAAATTTTATAAAACAAAGATTCTGCTTGACAGAACCGCTCTCAGGGTGTATAATAGTATTATGTTTGCCGCGAGGTAAACATACCTTACTACATTAAGTACAGCACAAGTCCCATTAAGAACAGCTCAAACCCCTTCATTGGGGTTTTTTATTGGGTGCAGTACTAAAAAACAGCTCAAAATCCAAAACAGTTTAAAAAATACAATTTCGAGGGGCTGGGTGTATAACTACACGGGTAGGCCCCGGTGGCCCTAGCGTACCCCCGTCAGATTATCCTTATTTATCAATGACTTACGATGGACAAAATAGTCGATATGGTGTCGCATAATATATATTAAGGAAAGTCAATAAACGGCGGGATTCTGCGGGTTAAATGACCCTCGATTTTGGTCTGTTTTGTGCTGTTATGGGGTGGTGGCCCTTTAATATCCATTGATTTGCATATTTTACGTGTACGCGCGCGCCTATTTATGTACCTGACAAAATCAATTCAGATATCAAGTTCCCAATTAGTCCAGCCCGGTCAGTCGGTTGAGTGCTTATCGATAGTTATTGAGAACAGCACAAAAAAAGCCCCGGACTATGCCGGGGTCTAGTTCTCTCTGGGAGGGTGGTTGGTAGCTGTTAGGCTGTCGTCCCGTGCTGGACTGCGCGCTTCTCAGTCTTATCAGTAACAGCCCAACGATTGACGGCCCGGCGGGCATCGTGAAGGCAACGTTCGTAGAAATCGATAGTCGCATTGTCGAGGGTGCTGAAGTAGTTACCGCCCCACCATTGCGTATCGCCATCGCCGAGCCATCCCGTGACGAACGGGTGATAGTCCTCATCGTGTTTCTCGACTAGCACAATGCGACCGGGCCGCGTGCCAATGGATGCCGGGGTGGGTTCTTGCTTGAGTATGGTGTAGTTGAGTTTCTGGATCTGCATTTGATTAACTCCTGTTAATATTAAGAACAGCCCAATTCTGGCATAGATCGCACACAAAAAAAAGCCCCCATTTCTGAGGGCCTAGTTCTCTCTGGGAGGTAGTTGGTAGTTAGGCGGCCATTGCCTCACTCGCGGCCATTGGGGATTGATTAAAAGCCAGCATGAAATCAGTCGCCCTTGCTGCTAGGGTCTCGCGTTCTTGCCGGGAACGGTCGCAGATATTGTCCAGCGTTTCGGTGCCGGTGCCCCGTGCGGCGTAATCCGTTAGGACTTCGTGAACGTCGAACCACGAACTATCTTTGATCGCAAAGTGTTCCTCGGTTTTGGCGTGGAGGTGGTCGGCAAGTGCGCGGTTCTGTTTGCTCTTGCCCAACAATGCACGGAAGAAATGAAGTGTATCGGCTCCAGCCAT